CAGTGAATAAATGTTGTAATCGATAATCCTGACGATAGTTACGCATAATTTCGCATGATAACAGACCATCTTCAGAATTACAGCTTTTGTTATGCGCCATCGCAAAACTAGACAGCGTGTCATACGGGTTTCCATCCTTTGACACAAGCTTTGATTCAATTACATCTACAGTTGCGAACCAAACAGACTCGCCAACGCTGTGACGAATTAAGTCACCCTCGTAAAAAGTTAGTCCTTCCGCGACAAAACTATATGCGTTCTCGTTCTCCATATTTTTGTTATATGCAGATTTTTTAAGTTATTTTACATTCAAATTGATTCTTGTTTCGACGAAACATTTTCTAAAAGTGGATTTGGCTCCACCTTTTCTAAAGTTGGATTAGATATCCAGGCTCACAGTATTACTCGCCGACTTCTTGCGCCTGCCGCTGCGCTTCGGCATGTTGCCGTCGCTCTGTAAATCCTTCAGATCGCTGATGCTGATGGTGCTGCTATCATTTTGAGTTTGCTGCTGAGTCTGCTTTGGTTGCTGCGTTTCCTGAATATTGATCGTCTTGGTCTTCAGACCCGACAGAATATCCGTAATGTCGCTGGGTCCCTTCATCTCCGGTCGCTTCGACTTCTCGCGCATGCTGATACCATCATCATTGAAATTGCTGCGGCTCATATTCAGGTCAGGGCGATTGGCGTAGTTGTTGTTTCCAGGACGATTCATCGGAGGCGGTGGAGCACTCACCCCCTGAGTCGCCATCGGGGGCGGCGGACCTTGGCCGAACGAGGGCGCCGGCTCGGGATTCATCATATTGCTCATGAATCCTGAGAACCCCGGGCTCGACTGCGACATGGAATTGACTGCTGCATTCTGGAACGAGCGCATCAGGTCCGGATTCTGGCGCAGAATGTCGTCCATACCGGGCATTGCGCTCTTGAACATGGTGTTCGTCATATGCACCATCATCGCACTGCCTCCGAGCTGGAACAGCAGCTTGAGCTCCGGCGCCATGGAAGCCTTGGACTTGTACTTGTCATGGAGCTCTCCGAAGATCTCATCATAATCAGTGATATTCTCATTGATCTGATCACTCCATCCATCCAGCTTAATGTCGAATGGGTCGAACCTGCCGTTCAGGAACTCGATTCCATTGATGGCAGCCATCAACATATTGCCCTGAAACTTAACCGAGTTCTGCCTGGATTTCTCATCCATAATGGTCTCATACTCACCCTGCATCTCCGTAAGCGACGACTCCATAGAATACTTCTTCGTCAGCTCAACGCCCTTCTTCTCTAAAGCCTCCAGCTTTCTGAGGATCTTGAACTTCTCTCGAAGCATCTCCTCCTTGGACATCTGCGGACCAGCAGAAGAGACCTCCTTGTCGGGGTTCATGGGAATGTTGTTGAACTTTCCGTATCCGTCCCAGGTCTTCGTTGAATCGGCAGTGTCGGCAGTGGATTTCCCGATGGAAGGAGTATCATTCTTGTCGCTAAACCTAACGGAGGGTTTCTCGTCGTAATTGAACACATCGGATTTTGCACCAAAGCTCATGGAAGAAGGGGCATCATCAACTAAATCATTCAATTCATTTTCTAAAGTATTCAGATCATCCAAGTTAATATCGCTTCCCTGACGCCCACCGCTGTCCTTGATTCGGTCGTTCATAAGGAATTCAAGGCCGCCGCCAAAGTTTGTTCCCTTCTTGGGGCCGAAATCATTCCCCATATCTAGTTCTGAAATTTCAATCATATCGTCCATTCGTATTTATTAATTAGAACATATAACTTTATATTTTACGAGGGCTAAATATATATATCCACCTTTTCCACTTTTAGAAAAAGTGGAGCCAAACAGAGAACCTAGGTTAAGCGCCGCAAGCGGAGCGATAATAGGCGCGACCGTAGGGCGAAGCCCGTCTCCGTACCTCTCCTGTAATCAATTTGGCTCCACCTTTCCCAAAGGTGGATTAGAGGCTGCGGTCACCTATAAACCACATTCCCTGCAAGAATGAATCTGCCAAATCATCTTGCTTTTTGTGCTTGTCAAAGTATTCGATCTTAGTAGTGAAACCATTGTTCGTAGTTAAGTATTCCAAACATTTCTTTATACCTAACTGCTTGCGGGCTTTGTAACTTGACTTATCCTTCTCGTCACAATCCTTCAATTTGTTGGACGCAGCCACGAACTCGATTTTATCCACAGCAACATCACTCATTATAAAGTACTGTGCAATCATGCCCTGTATCGTCTTCATGCGATTTGCAATCGGACTGATTTGGTTCTCGATGATCACATAGTCAATAATATTTTCTTTGGAGAACAATTGGTCAAACTTATGTTTTATGTTGAGACCAATACTGATGAGATCGACTTTGGATGCGTTTGTCTCATGAATCGGTTGAAAGCAGTTGTTTTTGACATGGTCGTTGAGCAGATCCACCAAATCAGCCTTCTTTGCATTTGGTTCATAAGCGATATCATGTTTGTCGGCGAGTTCTTTCAATTGTTGGATCTTTCGTTTGCTGATACTTTTCAAATCGGATGTTGGAACTTTATATTGCTGTTTCTTCGAGTGTTTCAAGCAGAAACATTGTCCGTTTTTTTGGAATTTTGCGGGTTTATCACACCCCCCCTTTTTATCCGAAAATCCGCAAATAACAATGTCTCTCTCTGAAACATTGACAATGTCCCACTGGGTTACCTGGTATGAATCGGACCCTGTTGGTTTATCGAAGAGACAAAACGCAAGATTCTTAATTCCAACATCGATACTCAACACTTTCATTTCTATAATACCAAAGTATAAAATTGGTATTATATTGTTTTTCTTGTGAATTACTTTTGAACAAACATCGCAGGATTAATCGACGGGGAGACCAACCGCAGATTCAGTTGTTCTCTCGTCAAATACGGATTCTTCAGATCACTCGAGCGATATCCGAACCCAGGATTCTGTGTATCAAACGACGACTTGTAAGTGAATGGGACATTTGACGCAGGTCCACTGGATGTAACCGTGTGCGGATCTAATCCAAGCTCGTAGCACGCCTCCGCAGAATTAGACTGCATAATCTGGAGACCGTTGCGCTGCATATACTGACGATATCCCCAGTTGGTTTTGATTCCTTCTTGTTTTTGAATGCGATCATTTACCACGGCCTCTGGTTGCCAAGAAGCAAAATTGCGTCCATCTGCCATTATAGGTGGAAAATTGAAATGTATATTATTAGATCCAGAATAACAAGTAGCGTAACTCATTTTATACTAGATAAAGATAAAATATTTGTTTTACTCAACACCAAGTAGTTTGAGCAGATCCGGCTTCTTCATGCGAGAAGTATCCTCTACAATACCTTTCTCTGCAACAAGACTTCGCAGCTTTCCAATCGAAAGCTTCTTGTAATCGACTACGATCGGTTCTTCTAAATGAATCGATTTCAAGTCGAACATTTTGACTTCTTCTGGCTCGTTTGCTTCTTCCTTAGTTTCCTTCTCGTCTTTGGACGATACAGACTTCAAGTCGTCATCCTCTAATACATCATCTGCATCATATTCAGTATTATCGTCCTCTCCATCGCTGACGAGCTCGATCGGCTGTAATAGAGTTAAAATCTTCACATTGTCTCCGATTTCGATAACTTGATTATCGTCATCCTCGTCGTCGTCTTCATCATCGTCTTCGTCCTCCTCATCATCAACATCATCATCCTCATCGAGATCATCGTCCCCATCATCGTCAGAAACACTTACCAAATCTTCGTCTTCGTCTTCTTGCTGAACCTCTTCTTCATACATATTATTTTGGTACATTTGCTTAACCATGCCACCATTATGAGATCCACCGCCACTCTGAATATGTCTCTTGATCGATTGAACTTCTTCCGTAAGAGAAGAAACTAAACTCAGCATAGAAGAGATTTTGTGGTTCTGCTCTCTTGCCTTGTTTTCAAAGTAAGCAAATAATAATGCACAACACAAAACCAATACTCCTAAAAATAGTAACGATGTGGAATTAAAAAGGGATAGGGGATTCATTACAAAACATCTATATAAAATTTATTATTGAACTAACGAATCAAACATTTATCTCCCGTGCAAGTGTTGTTGATTATCTCCGCAGGATAATTCATATCGCACAACACACTGATGCCACCCTTCACCTTTGAAATCCCCTTATCTAACTTGTAAGTGTATTTGATCTTGTTGCCCGTCTTTTTGGCAACCATTTGACAGTTGCTTATATTCGCATTCTTGCTCAGCTTCTTGCAGACCTTGACGAAGTGAGTTGTCAGGATGCAACACAAGTTCTGGTTCTTGATCAAATACCCCATGAATGCGGTGGCGCTGCTGACAGCTTCGTCCGGATTCGTTCCTGAATACAGCTCGTCGAATGCGCAGAAATGTCCGTCGTCCTTGTTGGCATCCACTATATCCAGTATCTCCTTACACCTCCTGGCTTCTGCTTGGAACAAGCTGTCGCGACCCGAAGTGTCGGGAATGTTCAAATAGCAGTGGATGTACTTGTAAGGTTTCAATTCCGCAGAGTCGTAGAACCCACAGCCAAATTGCTGTGTCAAAATGATGTTGATGAGAGAAGATTTGAGGATCGTCGTTTTACCGGATGCGTTCGGACCAGTGATGATCATGTTCTTCTTGAATTTGAGTGTGTTCTTCACTGGCGCAACATCTTTCAAACAAGCGTAATAATTGTTTTCGATTCGCGCCTTCTTGTAATCGTCAATGAAGACCGAGTAGTTGATCTTTCTCTCTTCAATGTTAGTTTGAAGTCCTGTAATGCAATCAATATATCCATTGAAGCCAAATGAATACAGGAATGCAGCATTGTAGGCCGGATCCTCATACAGCTGGTAAAAGCATTTCAGAACACGACCGATTTCGAGGACCTTCTTGTAGTTTGTCAGTCTGTATTCAGATATCCCGTGGATCGCATGTTTGAAGTGCAACAAAGTGTTCATCTTCTCTCGCAGAACATCATTGAATGATCCGTGAGTTATCAGATTGGAAGAATGCATCAGATAGTTGTTCATTGTTGCGGTTGTATTGTCTAAATATGTCTCGGTGTCTTTCAAGAATTTATGGATTTTGTGCATATTGTTATTGAATCTGTAGCACACGAGTATGTTCTGGTATATGGAAAACACATAAAATGCTGCAGACAGTAACATATAGGCTTTCTCGTTGATCGATACATCGTTGAATTTTGTGAATAGTTTACCAATCGCGTGATTAGAAACGATAACCTTCAATACGGTAACATACTCTGACATTGTGAGGTTTAGACCCTTCAATCGGATAATGAAGAAGGGAATTATCATTAGGATGATTGGAACAAAGAGAGAAATTATGGGGGATGCCATATTATACACGCTCATCACTTCCAAAAATAACTCTGATTTATTCAAATGCTCTAACATCGGCCAGTCCAAGTAATAGTACTTCTCTTTGAAGCCGGTATCGGTCTTGATCTCTTTCCATATATCGAGCATATCTTTATGATTTACCGACCCACCGGCAGATTTGTATGATTTCAATAGGGTCTGGTTATCCTTGAGAAAATCTGTGTCGGTTGTGTAATATTGACACAA